CTGTGCTTGGATGGCGTGGGCAAGAAGGGGGCCCCTCAGATGATGATGTTAAACAGAGAGTGGTTTGGATGTTTCCATTTGCTGTTAATATCAGAGAGCTACAATTATATCAACCTTTAATTGAATCTGCACAAAGATTTAATTTAGTTCCAGCCTGGGTTAGCATGGAAGCGGTAGATCAAAGTGTCACTAGGTTATTTGACACTAAGAGCCCGCGGGATTTAATTGTATGTACTGACTTTACAAAATTCGACCAACACTTCAATCACCATATGCAAGATTGTGCTTATAAAATACTTTGTAGTATTTTGACTCAGTCTGGTGAATCCACTAATTGGTTGAAGGACGTATTCCCTATTAAGTATAATATACCTCTTGCTTTTGAATGGGGAAAAATGCGTTTTGGGAACCATGGTATGGGTTCCGGTTCCGGTGGAACTAATGCTGATGAAACTTTAACCCATCGGGCACTTCAATATGAAGCTGCTCAAGTTTCTAGGCAAATACTAAACCCAAATTCGATGTGTCTAGGAGACGATGGCATCCTATCTTATCCTGGAATCACACCGGAGGATGTCACACTTAGCTATTCTTCCCACGGTCAAGATATGAACGTGGATAAGCAAAGCTATAGTGAACATGAGTGCACATATTTGAGACGATGGCATCATACTGACTATCGGGAAGGTGGAATATGTGTGGGAGTTTACTCAACATGCCGTGCGCTTGGCAGGTTGGCTGAACAAGAACGCTACTATGATCCTGAGATATGGAGTAAAGAATTAGTGGCGCTGCGTCAACTATCTATACTTGAGAACGTCAAGTATCATCCTCTAAAGACAGAGTTTGTCGATTACTGCATGAAAGGGGATAAGTACAGGTTGGGGCTGGATATCCCAGGATTCTTCAATGATTTACCAAAGATCGTTGAAAGAGCTATCGAGTACATGCCGGATTTCTTAGGATACACAAAGAGTATGCAGAGGTCATTACATGACGTCTCTTGTGGTATCAATAATTGGTGGGTAGTCAATTATTTGAAATCTTTGCGTTAAAC